ATCTTCTGTTTAAGTACAACAAGGAGACGTTACGCCCCAACGCAATGCGCGTTATGGCGTACGTAACCTGGAATGTGCCTATCGAGGTCCATTCACTTGTTCAAGCAGGTGTAAATCTGCACAGACAAATGATGGAACAGGAGTTCCAGCATGTCTACGACTACGACGAGGAAGAACCCCGTCGAGTTGTATCTAGGGCAGACGCTGGGGAGGCTATCCGGTTGATCCGGACAGTCTTATACTTCTTCTATAAACTGGAGAAGAACCCAACTGTGGAGCAGGTGTCTGCTGCCATGGCTTCGTTCAAAGCGAACGAAGACAAGGTGCAGTCACAATGGTACGGTTCTCCGTCTTACCAGCGGCGAATCGAGGTTGCTCAGCAACTTGCGGATCGTCTTTTTAAGGACTTTCCGCGGTCATCACTGAACCACAAGCATGGGCCTGGCTCTGTCGCGACTGGAGAGAGGAATGACGAGAAGTGGCATATGATGCGCTACTCGAAATCTCTACACCGGATCCTTCCGTGGTACGAAAGTATCGGCGGATTGAGATCTTCGGACATCGAGCATAACATCAATTACCTCCGGAGGTACTGGGAAATCGATTGGGTAGAAACATGGACTTCAAAAGTCGTGTTTGTCCCGAAGGATTCTAGGGGTCCTCGCACGATTTGTGCGGAACCACTGGAGCTCCAGTACCTACAGCAGGGTGTCGCCCGAAAAGTCGTTGAGACTATCGAGAGACATCCGTTGACGAGGGGGAAGATAAACTTCGACGATCAAGACATAAATGGCAACCTCGCGCTCGGATCTTCCGACCCGCTTGGTAGCAATATGGCAACGATCGATATGAAGGATGCTTCCGATTTGGTATCTTGGCGGCTCGTAAAGATGCTATTCCCGCGAGGGATTGCAGAAATACTAGCCGTCACGCGCTCGACTGCGGTCCTCTTCCCTAATGGGGAGAGAATGGACATTGAGAAGTACGCTCCCATGGGGTCAGCTTTATGCTTTCCTGTTGAGAGTTTTGTCTTTTGGTCCTTGGCCGTGGCAGCCCTCGTTCATGAGGGCTTGTCAGTACAAGTCGCTGCTGCGAGCGTATATGTGTTCGGCGACGATACAATCGTTCCGACACAGTATGTCTCCGTGGTTGTTGGCAACTTAGAAGCCTTCGGGTTACTGGTCAATCAAGACAAGAGTTGCTATCGTGGATTCTTTCGAGAGTCGTGTGGAGTTGATGGCTACCTTGGTGAGGTAGTCACTCCGCAACGAATCAAGAAAAATCTCCCCGTCAAGCACACCGATGGGGGTTCAATTGTTGCGTGGGCGGCATATAGCGACCAGTTACACTGGTTGGGTTGTCACCATACGCGCGATTTCATCGACGATTGGTTGCAGTCAATACTAGGAGAGATCCCAGTAACTGCAGTTCAACAGTCGTTTGTGAGCTTTGTCCGTGGTTATAATGACCTTCGTGGTCTTAAGACCCGGTGGAGCGAATCTCGCTGTGCTGTCGAGGTGTTTAGTTGGGCTGTACGACCAAAAAGTCGTGTCACCCCCCTTGACGGAGCAGAGCGCCTCTTACGATCACTGACAAGTGACCTGAGAGACAGCGACCCCTCCCGGTACGTCGCACGGGACGCGACGTTAATGACGAAGCGTTGGAACCCAGTACACCACTGATAGTTCCTCCTTTGTCTGGATATCCCAG